TCCAAGAGAAAATTAAACATGGCGAGCAGTTATCTAGTATTAATAAACAACGTGCTAAGAGATCTAAACGAAGTAGAACTAACAAGTAGCACTTTCAGTTCATCACGAGGTATACAAACTGCAGTGAAAGATTATGTTAATCGTGCAATAGATGATATAATCAATGCAGATACTGAATGGCCCTTCACAATTGTATCTAAAAGTTTTACGACCGCTGCAGGAACAAGGTTATATACTAAATCAGCTATAGGTGCAACAAATACTAAAACAGTTGATTACGATAGTTTTACATTTCTTGAAGCATCGGATAAAAAAGAAACCACTCTTGAATATATAAGTTTTAGTGAATATCTTGACAACTATCACGAAAGAGATACAGATCCAACAGGTAATTCACGAGCCATACCAGAATTTGTTTATGAAAATCCAGATCAAAGTATAGGATTATCACCTGTACCAGATAAAGCAACATACACTATAAAATATTTTTATTATTCAACACATACTGCATTGAGTGCATCAACAGATACATCGCTTATACCAACACGATTTGAAAATGTAATAATAGAAAAAGCAAAGTATTATGCTTACACGTTAAGAGGTGATGTACAAAACGCACAACTTGCACAGTTGCAGTTTGACAAATCTATTAAACGTATGCGTGTAGAATTAATTAATAAACAAATATACATGAGAGCCGTGTAAATGCCTGACTTGAGTAACACAGCAGCTTTTCCATTTGTGTGTGAAGGTGGGTTAGTTCTCAATCAATCTACGTTTATAATGAAACCCGGTCAAGCTCTTGAGTTAGAAAACTTTGAACCAGACATACAAGGTGGATATAGAAGAATAAATGGCTTTCAAAAGTTTGTAGGACAGACAGTTCCTGAGACAGCAAGTAGTACAGAGCCTTTGCTTATGGTTACTATATTTAACGATTTTGTTCTTGCTGCACGAGGTGAAAGAATATTTAGTGCAGCGTCAACTTTATTGACAACTAAAATTCTTTCTTCGGCAAGTATGTCAGGATCTGGCACTATAGTTGTTAAATCAACTGATGGGTTTTCATCGAGTGGCACATTGTTTATAAACTCAGAGCAGTTTACCTACACAGGAAAATCTACAACATCTTTTACAGGTGTGACTAGATCTGTAAATAGTACAAGTGCAGCAACACATTCTGCAAATGCAGTCGTATCAGAAACATGGACTGTGCGAGATACTGGTCGAACAAATGCAACAAAGTATTCGTTTGAGAAGTTTAACTTTGATGGTAATGATAAGTTTATAGTTGTAGATGGTGCTAACGACCCTACAGTGTTTAATACATCCCTTGCTGCAACAGATGTTACAGCGAGTAGTGTAGAGGGTGCAAAGCATGTTGTAGCTTTTAAAAATCACATGTTTTATTCTGGTATGTCTAGTACACCACAAGAGGTAGTATTTAGCCAACCGTTTGATGAAGATGCGTTTGATTCAGGCAGTGGTGCAGGTAGTATAAAAATAGATGACACCATTGTGGGACTCAAAGTATTTAGAGATAACTTATTTATATTTTGTGAAAATAGAATATTTCAAATTACAGGATCAAGCTCAAGTGACTTTGCAGTAAAACCTGTTACTAGAAACATAGGATGTATAAATGGAGACACCATACAGGAATTTGCAGGAGACTTAATATTCTTAGGGCCTGACGGATTGCGTACTGTTGCAGGTACTGCAAGAATTGGTGACGTTGAATTAGGTAGTATAAGTTCTAACGTACAAAGTTTATTCAGAGAAAACATATCAGACTCTGCATCTTTTACATCCCTTGTTATACCAGACAAAACACAATACCGTATCTTTTTCTCAAAATCAGGTGGTGGTGAAACAAGCACAGAGGGTGTGATATGTGTTTTAAAAGGTCAGACATTCGAGTTTTCTAAAATGAGAGGTATACGACCTGCGTGTGCAGATACTATTGTTGATGAGGGAGATGTTGTAGCAATACACGGTGGGTTTGATGGTGTAGTTTACCGACAAGATCAAGGTGATACATTTGATGGTGAACTTATAAGAGCAAAATATAGAAGTCCTGATCTTACATTTAACGATCCCGGAATACGTAAGCACATGCAAAGAGTTAATATAAACTATGCACCAGAGTCTACAATCGATGCAGACTTGTTTGTAAGATATGATTATGAGTCACAAGACTCAACACGCCCTGCAGCTTATCCGTTAGATAGTTTAAACGTTGCAGGCATATATGGATCAGCCATATACGGCACAACCTCATACGGAGGACCTACACAGCCTATCGTAAGAAAGTCTGTTGAGGGTTCAGGATTTGCAGTAGCACTGCGAGTAGAAGATGGTGCATCAAGCACAGCACCATATTCATTAAAAGGTTTTCAATTAGAATATCAATTAGGAGCAAGAAGGTAAAATGGGAGCAACATACACAAGACAGTCTACGTATGCAGACGGTGATACAATCACGGCAGCTCATACTAACGATGAATTTGATCAGTTATTAGCAGCCTTCCAAGCAAGCACAGGACATACCCACGATGGCACGGCTAACGAGGGTGGCCCTATAACAAAGTTGTTAGGTAACTCTCTAACATTTGGTGCAGCAACAGCAGGTACAGATATAACAATTACATTTGATGGTGAGTCAAATGATGGTGAATTAAAATGGATGGAAGATGAGGACTACTTTGAGTTTAGTGATGACATACTTATTGCTTCTACAGAAAAGCTACAATTTAGAGACACAGCAATACACATCAGTTCCACTACAGATGGACAGTTAGATCTTGTTGCAGATGGTGCTGTTGTTATTGACACTGCAGGTGACATAACCTTAGACGCTGACGGTGGAGATATATTTTTTAAAGATGGTGGCACAACATTTGGTAGTGCAACAAACTCTAGTGGCAACTTGATAATTAAATCAGGCACAACAACTGCACTCACATTTAGTGGTGCAAATGCAACTGTTGCAGGTAACTTAACAGTAGATGGCAACTTTGATGTTACAGGAACATTAGACTTTAGTGATTCTGCAATAACAAACGTAGGTAGCATACAATTAGATTCTATATCAGGTGACGCAGATTCTAACACATCAATTACATTTAGTGGCTCTGATGTAATCACTATGGCAACAGGTGGTACTACTGCTCTTACAATAGATGCAAGCCAAAACGTAACAGTGGCAGGTGACCTAACAGTATCAGGTGATGATATTACTATGGCTACAAACACTGCAGGTAATTTGCTAATTGCAGACGGCACTAATTTTAATTCTGTAGCAGTAGGTTCTTTATCAGAAATATCAACAGTAGCTAATGATGATGTATTCTTAGCAGTAGACACATCTGGTGGTGGTCTTAAAAAAATACAAAGAAGTGCAATCGTTGCAGGACTTGCAACATCAGGTGCTATCTCTAACGTAGTAGAGGACAGTTCTCCCCAGTTGGGCGGCAACTTGGACATGAATGGTCAGGATATTGTTACCACATCAAATGCTAACATCGAATTGGCTGCTAACGGTACAGGTCATGTAGTTGTAAAGGGAAATACTAATCAAGGTGCTATAACTCTTAATTGTGAAAATAACAGTCATGGACAAAAGATTATTGCAGCATCGCATAGTGCGTTGAGTAGCAATTCTGGTAATCCTTCTACTTTAACACTTCCTAGCACTGGTGACGCTAGTCAAGAGTTAGTCTCTACAGGTGCGACACAAACATTAACAGGCAAAAGTTTAACTGCACCCATTCTTACAGGATCATCTTCTGCTGCAGGTTCTATATTATTTAAAGAAGATACAGACAACGGTACAAATGCAGTTACTTTAATAGGTCCTGCTTCCACAGCAGACGTTACTGTTACGTTACCTAATTCTGCAGGCACTATAGCCTTAACATCTGACATTCCTAGTTCTGGTATATCAAGTGGCAACGTAGCAACTTTTACTTCTGGTGTAGCCGATGATGATTTTTTAAGGGTCGCAGGAACAGCAATAGAAGGGCGTTCTGCTAGTGAGGTTAGATCAGACTTGAGTTTAGTAGCTTCTGCAACAACAGATACGACTGATGCAAGTAACATAGGTTCTGGAACATTGGCTGCAGCGAGAATGGCAGCGGCACAGACAGCGATCACATCTTTATTTGCAACAGATATTAAGATTGGTGAGGATGACGAAACTAAAATTGATTTTGAAACTGCAGATGAAATACATTTCTACGCTGCAAACGCAGAGCAAGTATTTGTATCAGACGGAGTGTTTGGGCCTCAAACAGATAGTGATGTTGATTTAGGCACAACTGGTGCTAGATTTAAAGATGCGTATGTTGACAGTGTAACTGTTACAGGTGACGTGGCAATTGGCGATGACGTAACTGTTACTGGTAGAGCATCTGGGACAGTTACAACAAATACTAATGGTCAAATGGATTTATCAGTTAGTAATCATTTTAATTACACACCGAGTGGAGATGATGAGATAGAATTAGATAATTTTAAAGCAGGACAATCAGGCACTATCTTTTTAGATAACTCTGGAGGTCATACCATAAGTGTTGATTCTCCCATATTGATCAATGCTGACCAACTCACAGCTATAGCAACAGCAGGAAAATACATGCTTTCTTATTTTTGCACTGTAGATCAGCCTAACGCTACTTTAAGTAATTCAGCGAACAATGATAAAATAATAATGTCTGTATCAGGAGCATTAACATAATATGACACTTTTACGATCAGAAGGTTCTGGTGAAGTAAGCACAGGTTTTTACAATGGTGTTATAAACCAATCTTTACGTTTTGAGGATGGAGATGCTGCCCATCTTATTAGAACTCCATCAAGTGCAGGTGATAGAAAAACATTTACAATTTCCTTTTGGACTAAACGTGCAAATTTAAGTACGCCTACACCATTCTTATTTGATGCTTATAACGCTAGTACTGAAAATTCTTTTCTTAGATTTAATACTGATGATACATTACGTTTTAGCAATGAAATTGGAAGTTCATTTACATCCACTATTGTAACAAATCAAGTATTCAGAGATGTAGCAAACTGGTATCATATTGTTCTTGCTGTTGATACAACACAATCAACTGCAAGTAACAGAGTTAAAATGTATGTTAATGGAGACCAGATAACTTCTTTTTCATCATCAGATTATCCGTCACAGAATGAAAACACTTCATTCAATAATACTGTTCAACACGCAATAGGTAGAGCTATTGAATATTCACGTTACTATGATGGATATATGGCTGAAATTAACTTTATTGATGGATCTGTATTAACACCGTCTAGCTTTGGCGAAACCAAGAATGGTGTATGGATTGCTAAAAAATATACTGGTTCTTATGGAACAAACGGATATAGACTAACTTTTGCAGATGATAGTTCTTTAGGAGATGATACAAGTGGTAATGGTAATGACTATTCATCTAGTGGATTAGCTTCTACAGATGTTGTGCTAGATAGTCCTGAGAATACTTTTTGTACAATAAACAGCATTAGAGAATCTCTTGTTTACAATGGCTCTGTTACTTTTTCTGAGGGTAATTTACAAAGTGTAGATGCAGGAACAACATATTCACTACATTGGACTGGCACAATTGGTATGTCTACTGGCAAATGGTATTGGGAAGTTTTGGCTCATACTATGGGTGGAAGTCATTCGAATATAGGCATATGCAATGAAGTACATAGAGTAGCCACAGCAGGAACTGGTGTATTTTATGGTGGTGATGGAAAAAGAAATGCTGTCACATATTTTACTGGAATTACAAGCTATGGAGACAGTTATACAAGTGGAGATATCATTGGTATTGCTTTTGATGCTGATAATGAAACTGTTACATTTTATAAAAACAATTCAAGTCAAGGTGCAGTTGGAAGTGTTTTAGTGCAATCTAGTGGTCCTTACTTTGCAGCAGCAGGAGACGGACAAAACGCAACAACTTACAAATATGTTGTTAATTTCGGACAAGATTCAAGTTTTGCAGGTAGTAAAACTGCTCAAGGCAATAAAGATGGTAATGGTGAAGGGGATTTTTATTATACTCCACCAAGTGGTTATCTTGCACTATGCTCAGCTAACTTACCTGCCACTGGATTAAGTCCTAATCAAGATGAACAAGCAGGTGATCATTTTAATAATGTTATTTACACAGGTGATGGAAGTAGTAGTAATGCAATAACTGGAGTTGGGTTTCAACCAGACTGGGTTTGGATTAAAGGAAATGGCTCAACAAATCATGGTTTACATGATTCATCAAGAGTAATTAGTGGCAACGAAGAGATTTGGTCTACCAATTCAACCGCTGCAGGAAATACAGGTGGTGCTTATCTATCCTCTTTTGATAGTGATGGATTTACAGTTAATAATAATACTTCTGGTAATGGTAGTGGAGTTATACATGCAGCTTGGAATTGGAAAGCAACTGGTGGCTCACTAACAAGCAACTCTAATGGTTCTATAACAAGTAATACACAAGCAAACACTGCTGCAGGACTTTCTATTGTTACTTGGACTGGTAATCAAACAAATGGTGCTTCTGTAGGTCATGGATTAGGAGTAGTTCCTGAATTAGTTATTATAAAAAATAGAGATAGTAGTCAAGG